TTTTTAGTCAAACTAAGTCAACTTGCACGTCTACAGTATCACGCTCTGTACCGTCAGTGTAGTTGTAATTAAATCCAAAGCCGACTGGAACTTCCTTGCGGCCGACTGCAATAGCAAGCTGTCGGCTGCTAGCTAAATTCATCAGTGCCGTTTGCACTGCCATACGATGCTTACGGGTCATAATATCACTAGTGCCGCCCACAGTAGTGTAAAACCCTACGCCTGCAACAATAACACGAATTTTTTGGCTATTGTTAAGGCCGTCGATCAATCGTTGTGTACGCATTTCCAATTCCTGTTTTGTTACGCTATGAATGTATTATACAGGAATTGGATTTTTCGGTCAAATTATCCCCAAGCCCGAACTAGCCCTGCAATACACACTAAAATACCCGCAAGGTTTACTAGGATTTGTGGCTTATTTGCAACACGATAACTCCAAGCTAAGTAGAAAGATCCTCCTAGCAAACCGGCTACAAGATTTAGCGGATATAGCTCGTTAAAGAACGACATCAGTACATACATTGTAAGCAGGCTTGCAGTACCTAGCCATTGTAGTAAGTTATTAATCATATATGCTCCTTATAAATATGAGTATGTTAAGTTTTAAAGATATAAATCGAAAAGTAAAATCAAAAATATTAGGTCAAGTATCAGATTCTGATTTAATTACCTTAAAGTCAGAACTAACGGATAACCACTCATTATTCGGAAAGCACCCAGATTTTCATTCTGGAATTAAGAGATTTAACGCTTTTGATTTTACTGAAAGTCTTCATATACTTAATTTAGATTTAGAGTTTAACCTAATAGAAGATAATCGCAATTTATTTCCTAACACACTTTCTCTAATAGAAAAATATACAGGACAATCTATAGATAACCTAGCTAGGTGTTATTGGATTAAATTAGAACCTTCTAATTTTGTAAGATGTCACGCAGATACTGCCTGCGTATATCACCACACTGTTAATCGTTATCAAATATTCCTGGACGTTCCTCGCGATTTGATTGTTGTCACTGATGGCGAATTATGGAATATGTATCCAGATAAAAAACTAAGTAATTCCGTGTTATTGTTTAACAAAGAAGACTATCATTACTATGCCAACCATACAAACGGAATTACTTGCTATATGTTAGTTGCAGACTTTAGATTTTATTCACCTGAAGATTCTCTACCAAAGCCATACGCAAACGATTAAGGCACTGTTGCGCTTCTCGGTCTCTGCTAGTTTGGAAAAGCTCTTGCACTGTTGCTAGTTGCTTTAGGATGTACTCGGTGCCGGTTTCACATTGGAAACTAGGATCGGCTTGAATTTTAGCACGTGCTTGGTCAATTGACATACCAAGGCTGTGGTGTTCGAATTCTATTTGTTCAAGTTGTTCTGCAAAGTTGAAGTCTGGTTCGTTCATTTTAGTTTTCCCTTTCGTTTAGTTCAGTTAGTTGTTGGGTTTTAATGTGCTCATCTACGTAGCGTTTTTTACACTCGTTTGTCATATAAGATGTCGTCTTAGTCGGCTGTTTTGTTGCCATCTCTTTAAATGTATCGCATTCGTAGTTCCACCAATTCTGGATTACGCAGCTTGAACCAGGCTTTCGGCGAGGTGTACCGTCTGTATGGAATGGGATTTCAATATTACTAGACTTTCTGACGTGCGAATATGCTGCACGAGGAATTGCAAAGTAGTAAAATTTATTATTAATTCTTTCGTATACTTGAACTCGTAGCGTACCTGTCTTTCCTGTGATATTAGTAACAGGAGCACCGTATAAGGTGCCGTATCTAGAGAAACGAACGCTAGATAGTTTCACGTCACTACCGTCACTAATGTCGTGTGTATCTTCCGATACTACCGAATTTCCGCCGGCAGCGGCAACAGCGTATTCTGCAAATGTACTTACTTGTAAAATTCCATTATTTGTTAAAAACGCAAGAAGCTTTTTTGCAGAAGCAGAAGTAATCTGTTCCTTAAAGTCTGTCCATTCATTTGAGATATTGTCAAAATGAGCCTTATCTAGCGGAATGTTTTCGGATTTTGTGGCCATAGTATTAGTGAGTGTTGAGTGCAGGAGTGTAAAGAGCAATCAGCTCACGTTCGCGAGAGTGTGCAGGCTTGCGGCCACGCACAATTTCTACCAGTCCGTAAGTAAAAGACTCCGGTCCGTATTCACGGATGCTAGCACACAGCGCCCAATCTTTGTTCTCAGTCAATGCACGACGAATGTGCTTTTGAACTCGAACTTTGAGTGCTTTGGCTACCTGTTGACCGCATACAGTGATGCCAATGTACTGCTCGTTAGTCACCGTGTTGGTAATAACGTATACAGCGTGGTTGGTGTCTTGTCTGCGCTTGCGTTTCATCATACAAGTATTATACGATAAAACGAATTTCGGGTCAAATTTTGGATGTTACGAAATGTAATACTTTTCAATTACTTGCAATCTATCACCGAATCGTAATTTTAGCATCAGTTCTTCTTTTTCGTCAAGAGCAGTGATTAGTACTTTACTATGACTTGCTACATATTGTACGGTTTCACCATAATTAAAGTCGATTTTCTTAATATCCCTGTCAATTTCTACTGTAATTTCCGGATTACGCAGAAACTCAATATCAGATGCAGTAATAGGTAAACTAAGTAGAAATTTAGTTCTAACAGTCATAATGCTTTTAATGCTTTTTTTAGATTAATATAATAAAAATCAGCACGGTGATTATTAACCCAATTATCTCCTGGCTTTTTAATTGTATATTTGATCCAATTTTTAATCCAGTGTAATGTCCAATTACTTGTAACTTTATTATCGATAATATAATATCTGTATGGGCCTGTAACGATATTAGTATTATGTGGAGTATAGGTAATAGTATCTCTGTCGTGATTAAAGAAATATCCTATTGCACCAGATTGCTTCCACCATACACGGTCAGCAAAGCGAGGACTGCCGTAACACCAAAATGAAGTTGCTTCATATGCTTGTGCAGTTAGCACAGCCAACGGACTGCCAGCACTATGTCCTACTGTTACTAAGGGCAAGCCGTCTCCTGTATTGAGTGCAACTAACTCATTCAGGATGCTTACGTATTGTAGGTAGTATTTTTTAACAAACTGCCCGCCGTTGAGATCCACTAAAGGTTCTAACTTGGGCCGCATTGTCTTTGCAGTTTCTAAATCGGTACCGCGAAAAACAATAACACGTTCTGTTTTGTCTCGTAAAATAACGGCATAGATGCCGTTAGTGTCTATCACCTTCTCGATCTTATAAGTTTCACTAAACCGCTTGAGGTGATTTGGTTGATAGATTATTGCAGCTAGCCTACTGTACTTGCAGGCTGCTTCAACAAAATAAGGCATCATTCGTTAACTTCGATAGTAACAGATAATGGGTAGCCGTTTGCACGTGCTAGGCTAGTTGCTTCGATTGCTTTCTGGTCTGCAATCTCATAGCTGTATACGCCAGCAACACCTTTGCCTTTGAGGTGTACTTCTTCCATAATAGCTGTTGCTATGACACGTTCGTGATGGAACAGATGGATTAAGATTTCAACTACAAATTCCATCGGAGTCTTGTCGTCGTTGTTAAAGACGACTTTGTACATACTTGGTGGTTTAATCAAGGTACTAGTCTTTCGTTCTTCTGCTGTTAGTGTAGCCATAGCTGTCTCTGTAGTGTGTAGTAGGGGGATTGCTCCCCCTTGTTTATTTAGTTTCGAATTGCAATTCGACGAGGCTTTAATGCCTCTGGTACTTGACGCTCTAAACGAACAGTCAAGATGCCGTTATTAATGCTAGCATCAATAACAACGATATGGTCTGCTAAGGTAAATGTGTGCTCGAAGTCACGCATTGCTAGTCCTCTATGCAGATATTCGTAGGTTGCATCGTCTTCACGCTTGCGTTCTCCACGAATGGTAAGTTTGTTTTGATCCACTGATACGTCAATCTCTTCTAGCACAAAGCCTGCTACTGCAATCTCAATTTGATATTGATTTTCGGCAGTGCGTACAATGTTGTATGGGGGATAATTGTTAGTGTTTGCAGCTAGTTGTGCTCGGTCAAATGCGTCAAACATTTGGTCAAAGCCTACTAGGCTACGGTTTAGTGCTCGTAGAGCGTTCGTGTCAAAACGAGTTAGATTGGTCATAATTTTCTCCTTATAAAGCAAGATTAAAAGTGAACCCTATTATAGGCGTTCACTTGTATTTATTATAGAATCTAACGCTACTAAAAGTCAATACAACTTTTTAGGTAGTGAGTCGCTTTCAGTTTTCTTCTTGTAGCGATGCACTGCGCTTTTGTGTTTTTCGCGACGGGTAACACTAGGCTTAGTGAAGAATTCACGTTCACGCAAGTCAACTAGTTTACCGCTTTCGGTAATTTTCTTTTTAAAAGTACGGATAGCTTTTTCGACGTTGTCGTTGTGTACTTCAACTCTGCTGCCAGTAAGGCCGGTTTTTCTTGGTTTATCTCTCATTTTTTCTTTGCTTGCACAATCATAATGATCATTTTATTTCCGTGGAGCTCTGGCTTATTTTCAATTTGGGCGTTAGTGAGCAACTCGAAAAGTTTCGTTATCAATGCAGAGCCCTTATTAGGGTCTGAATTTTCACGTCCTCGGAAAGTGATAACTACTTTACATTTATCACCGTTATCAATAAATTCTTGCATACGTTTAGCTTTGACGCTAAGGTCGTGTGCATCGATAACAGTTCTAAACTGGAATTCTTTTACTTCAACACGATTCTCACGTTGCTTGCGATCGTGTTCTTTTTTACGCTTTTGTTCTTCGTAAATGAATTTGCCGTACTCTATTATTTTGCATACAGGAGGTTGTGCATTAGGTACAACTAACACTAGATCGCATTGTTGTTCCTGTGCAAGAGATAGCGCACGATGTCTATCAACTACACCTAATTGCTCGCCTGTACTTGATACCAGACGCAAAGTGCTAGCACGGATCTCTTCGTTAATTAAGTGATCACGCTGCGGTTTAAATGGGGGACGGCGATTTTGCCTAAAGTTGGAGTTTCCGAAACCCTTAGGTTGAGAATTGTACATATTAATTCTCGGAACTTTCCTTGAACACGTATTCAGGTTGTGTGTTGTTCATAATTGTTTCTTGAGTAACTATTACTCGTTCTACACCTTGTTGTTCCAATTCCGGTAATTCGTATTGGCAAGATAGTAATGCTCTTTCTAAAATATTCCTTAATCCACGGACACCTAGCTTTTTAGTTAAGCATAAGTCTGCCATTGCAAACTTTGCATCCTGTGTTATATCTAATTCTACATTATCCATATTGAACAAGTCAACGAATTGTTTCTCCAAACTGTTTTTTGGACGACTTAATGCTGTAACAAGCTCGTCTCTATTCAATTCCTTTAGTCTTGCAATGACAGGTAGACGTCCGACAAATTCTGGAATTAGTCCAAACCTAACTAAATCGTCTGGTTCAATATCATCTAAATATGAATCTACTTCTTCTACTTCGGGTACAGACACAAAGCCCATAGTAGATCCTGCGTTTTTGCGTTTAGCAATAATACGCTCTAAATCAACAAATGCGCCGCCTAGAATGAATAGGATGTTTCTAGTGTTAACTATAATACCTTCTGCGTTAGGGTTTTTCTTCCCGCCGTTAGCAGGTACTTTACATTCAGTACCTTCTATAATTTTTAGCAGAGCTTGCTGTACACCTTCGCCTGACACATCTCGGGTTATGCTTGAGCTTTCGCTTTTTCTAGCCTTCTTGTCGATTTCGTCTATGTAGATAATACCACGTTCTGCTTTAGCTACGTCGCCGCCTGCTGCCTGTAGTAATCTAAATACTACGTGCTCTGCATCGTCTCCTACATAACCGCTTTCTGTAATACTTGTTGCATCTGCCATTGCAAACGGAACGTCAAGTATCTTAGCGATAGTCTTAGCAATGTGTGTCTTGCCGCTGCCTGTGGGGCCTACTAATAGGATGTTACTCTTATCTTGTTCGACTGCATCTTCACGGGCAGCACTGATAAGTTTTTTGTAGTGATTATAAACTGCAACAGCAATTACTTGTTTAGCAAACTCTTGTCCGATAACATATTGGTCCAAGAACTGGTGTATCTCTCTGGGGGTTTTTAGTTTTAATTTTTGCTCAGTTGCAGCATCTTTAGTTAGTATACTGTGGCAGAGTTCGATACATTCGTCGCAAATGTATACGTCTTGACCTGCTACCATTTTACTAACTTGATCGCGATCTTTGCCGCAAAAGCTACAACTTAACTTCTTGTAGCTATTGTAATCTTCAGTATCCGCCATTACAATCCACTGCTAATTATTGCAAATATTTCTTCTATATCTTCTGCCATCTTGGCACCAGAAGTATTTAGTAGAGCAGCAAGGTTGTCAGACAAGTCATCTGGGTTCATCCACCAAACGTTATTAGATACACCTTGACTTAATGCAATCATCATTTCAAATTGTGTTGCGCTAGAACAATCCACTACAATAAAATCCGACACCATCATTTGCTGGAAAGTCCAGGGCCAATTATCGTCGCCTTTGCTTTCGTAGTCTGAGTATACAACTACAGTAGTACCAGGCAATGCTTTTTCTAAAAATAGAGATATGTCATCTACTAGCTTTTCGTCTCTGCTTAGTACAGTTAGCGACAATCCTTCCCTAGGGATAAAAATTGTCGGGGGAGTTACTATATATGAACTTGTTACTTCTTTACTCATTTCTTAGTTGGCGGGAACCATCCTGTTGGTTTAGATTTTTTAGATTTAGTCTTAGGTGCTAAGTCTGACACTATATTCTTATACTGTTCTTCTAAATCTGTTGTAGTTGATTGTACTTTAATTTTACTCGAAGGTACAGCATCATCTGCAACAATTTTCTTAACTTTATTTAATGCGTCATCCTTTTTCTGTTTAACAGTTTTAGGTAATTCTACTGTAAGCACCTTTGCAGGTTCTTTAACTGCAATAGGTTTCTTTTTAACAGGTTTCTTTTTAACAGGTTCCTGAACTACAGGAGGAAAGTCTATTACTTTGTCGTCTTTCTTTTTACGACTGCGCTTAGGTGCAACAACAGGCACGGGGAAGTCTACTAGCATTGCACTTGCTTCTGCTAACGCTTGTTTTTCTTCGTCAGTAATAACAGGCTGCTTTGGCGGTTCTTGTTTAGGTAAATTGAACTTAGGTAACTTAATACCTTTTAGCTTTTCAGCAAGTATTTTAAACTTACTAGGCTTAGGTGGCGCAGGCTCTGTAACAGGCACTGTCTTAATGTTTGCGGCAATTAACAGTAGCACAGCAAGCGGGTCAAAAACAAATATCAAGAGGATAATAACCCAAGTAACTGCTTTTTCTAGAAGGTTCTGGTCAATGTTATCGCCGTATATTAACTTAGCAATATGTTTAATAGGACCAACTTCTGCTTCTATCTTACGAACTTCACTGCGTATAGGAGCAGACTCTTCGCTCAGTGTGGCTACTTTTTTCTGCTCAACTTCGATTTCTTGGAGCAAGCGTGTTCGTTCTTTTTGTTGGCTTCGACGAATTACGACAGCCTTGTCTGCGCCCTGTGCATCAGTACTACGAGCCATTACTTGGTCTACTGCTTCATCTAACTGCCTTAATGCTTTTCTGTTAGCATCAATGTTATCTTTAGCAGTCTTTATCTTTTCGTCGTAGATTGCAATCTTAGCAGCACTGTCGCCACTGAGCATTGTTTGATCCATATGGGCTTTGCTTAGGAAGCCGAAGATACCCATACTGGTAATTAGCATAAGGACTACTACTGCGATACTTAGGTAATATTTTAAAAACCTTGGTGCAATAGACCAATTCCTGTATAGCCAACTAGCAGTGATTAGTTTTGCTGCTTCTAGTCCACTAGCCATTAATGCGACAGGCATAGCAGCACTGGCGAAAATTGCAATCATACCCATAACACTGTAATAGGCTGCGATTGCACTTAAGAATACTGCGATTAAAAATACTAAAATAGACATATGTTTGTACTAACTGCTCGTTAGGTAGTTTAATTACTTATCAACTTTCCTAACGAGCAGAATAGCTTAATCCCTGTACGTGTAAAAGATATGATTATCTATTCTAAGCACTTGCTTTAATCTTTTACCCCACCCCGGATTGACATAGTCTGCGTGGTAAAACATTATATCGCGAAATCCTTCTTTAAAGCTATCGTAAGCTAGGATCTTGTATGCTATCTCTTTGCCCGCATCGTATAACTCTGTGTTAACAGCAGGGCGTTTGTGGGCGCAAACCCAACTAAACTGGCAAGTTGTTTTTATCTTTTGATAAACAACTCCGCAAACACTGGTAGGAAAACGTCCGCTAGCTTCTTCTGCTCGGTTCATAACTACACGAGCTACAGCTATTTTACCCAGGTCACTTTGGTTGCCAGCTTCATAATAAATGTTATCAGCTAGACATTTTAGTTCGCGTGGGTCGACATTCTTGGCTACAGGTTCCTGTGTACTTGTACCTAGTGAGGACACATAGGTGTACACCGCTCTGAACGTGTCTACAATTTGTGTGTCATTCCTTCCTAAAGTGAAAGCAATGTACGCAAAAATTAAGATTACTATTGGCAATCTTAGGATATTTTCTGTTTTAGTCATATCGTCTCCTTTGATAGTTAGAAAATAAAAAACCGGAATAGTTATTTAAGCTAGTCCGGCTCAATCTATTACAATAATAGCACAAAACTTGTGCTTAAAGCAATAGTTTATTTATTCACATATGTTCTATTCAACATTGTGTGGTTGTGGTCTGTCGGGCCCCAGTCCCCGTCCGGATGCCAGGCAATAACAGTCATTGGTTGACCTTCTGCTGTCCTGAATCGGTGTAATTCGGATTCCTCCAAACAGAACATTTTTCCTTTTTGTAAGGGGATGCTTTCCTTTTTACCGTCTTTCCAAACATCTGCGTGGCCGTGACCTTCAATTACACAACCTAATCTGATACTAGGATGGGTGTGTGCAGTTTGTTCAATGCCAGGCGGGAAGTATAATAAGTTCAAGCTAGGATCACCTTGACGTGGAGGATAGATTAGCAAGCTATCGCTGCATCCATCGATGTAAACTAAACGACCTTGCTCCTCTACCCAACCGGTAGTGTTTTGTGGTTTGTAGCCTAAGCGAACAACTAACATTAACTTATCATCAGTTTCTGCCTTAAAGCCTTCTTCCTTTACAAAGAAGCTAAAGTATTGGCCGGCATCTAGCTTGTGAGTCTTAGAGCCAATTTTAATTTTACTGTTACCAAAGCTATAACCATATAAACCAAACCATTTGGTATTCTTAACAGTCATCGGTGCTGTGCTTGTGACCAAGTATGCACCAGCTGGGTACATACTGTCGTATTTTTCGATTGAGTTTGCAACTATCATTTTCTTTTACCTTATAAACGGACCTATACTTGACTTCATTTTTTCTAACACTTCAACAGGGTTGGGTGACTGTTTAATCTTACGTGACCACTTATTATACACTGCTTCTGACTGTATTAAAAAGTCTTGGTAAGTCAAATATTTTATTTTGAATTCTTCTATCGCCATTGGCACATCGGCGTCGTCGTCGACTAAGCTGCCAAGTAGCGGGCCAATGGCCATTGTCTCTCTGTATTCTTCTATTTCCTTAATGTACAAAGGCATTAGCTCTGGATTGGAGAACAGGTTCCTATTTTTTAAGTAGCGCATATAGGACACTGACCTAGACAACTGTTCTAGGCAATCTGCCACTACATTTAGGCTTTCTATCCGGGCAATATCTTCTGCAGGAATTTGACCTGCTTCAACTGAAAACCCGCCCATTAACGAGTGCTGTATTAAATGTATGCCTTTATCTACAGCAGGAACATCAGGGAAGGATTTTTTTTGTACTACTACCCAATAAAAGTCGTCAAGGTCTGCAGGACAAGTATGCGGGCGCATTGCAGTCCATCTAGCAACTCTGCTAGTTGATTGATCTATGTAAACTAATATAGGATAATTCATCGTAATCTTTGTAGGGCTTGGCTCTTATTTAAGTAGTTCCAATTTTCATCTATCGCCCAGTTTGTTTCATACCCTGCATAAAGGTTAATTAAACTAGGCACCTTCTTTTTATTTAAGAAGCTATCATCTTTTGTATAGTCGATTACGTAATCCTTAGCAGTGAACTTGTAACTGGTCCAGGTGTCTTTTATCTTAAGATGATGATTATGTATACTCCATAGTTGGAACTCCGATGTATCAAAAAAATGTATTAGATTTTTAAAACTAGTTGCCGGGCTAGTCCAAGTCTTGCTAGTCAATGTTCGTAGCTGTACGTGCTGCCACTTTTGTGTAAAGTTAAGCCACCAAAAGAAATCATATACAGATTTAAGTTCGAACAGAGATTCGTTTACTATTGGCCTGTATTGTTCGTATCCTTGCAGGCCGTTAGCAGCAACAGACTCAAAGTAGCGAGGTGCATACTCTTGCCAAGGCTTGTGCATTACATCTTCACCGAATAGCTTAACGCATTGGCCAACAATGTCGGACCCGAAAATTTGATCTCCTAGTTCGCCTGTAACGACAATACCTTTGCGTAGAAATTGCTCTATCCGCGGAGTGCTTGTTTCTATTTTTGTTTTCTTAGAAACAATCAGCTTAAAGAACTCGGGGTTTTCTTTTATGCTAACGCTGTTGCACAGTACAGTTAACTTTGCTAAGTCTTCTGCTGGCCAGTTTTTGTATATGGAAGTTAGTGCAACGGTACTATCAATGCCGCCACTCCACATAACATATACATTGTCTTTGCAGTAAGATTGCTGTAACAAGTCTATTGCCCGTGCATCTGCAACTTGTGAGAATGTACTGTTGTCATAGGCTAAAGATGCTATGTCGGAGATTGTCTCACCGTAGAGTTTACAGTTAAACACATCGGGCTTATAGTTTAACCGAGAGACGGTTTGGTAAAAAGGGAATACGCCTAATGTTGAACTAGGAATATGCTGTCTGACTTCTAGAGCCCACGGGCTAAGGAATAATAATAGCCGACTTGCGTCCATTAATACATCTCTTTTATTTCGTCACATATGTGAAGTTTAAGAGCTTCGTCTGCACTTAGCCAAACATCTTCCGGAGGAAGTAAGTATTTTTTAATTTCACTGTCTTTGAGACCTGTGCACTTGCGATAGTGAGTTAGCATCCTGTTTTTTGTTAGGGTGAACTCTTTCATCACTGCGAATAATTCGTGCTCCTTACCATCTGCTCCCCAAGAGAATTGATGACTCAGTACGCTTGTGTTAGGAGTTAATACACGATAAGCACCTGCCAAAAAGATAACAAGGCCTGCTGATCCAACTAGTCCAATACCTGTGGTATGCACAGGCATCTTTGCACCCTTGATAATATCAACTAACGCAAATGCACTGCTTAAATCTCCTCCGCCGCTGGAAATAATTAAGTTCAGGTGTTTCTTTTTCTTCTTGCTCAGTGATTCTTCTAGGATCCACTTGATTGCATCAGCACAGCTTTCCTGTGTAATTTCATCCATTAGCAAGTAATAGCCCGAATCTCGCATCGACTTATATTCGTAGTCGTCGTCTCGGCTTTCTTCTTTATGTGGGTAGTTTGTCATAGCAGTGTGTAGTGTGTATTGTATATATTTAGCTGCACGAAATCAATACAGAAATGCCCATAAATATTCGTATGAGCAACATTGATATTTCAAATTACAGTAGCCGCTGGGCGTTTATGGCAGATCGAGCAGGATTTACCCAAAAACCATTAGATGATGTAGAAAACAAGTTCAACATTGTTGGCCGCTTTGTCGGTAATTGGGCAGCTGAATTGGATAAATTGATTGCACTGAGCAAGGGCGGTGTACCTTTGAACTTCCTTAAAAAGATGGAGGGCGGCGAAGACCCTTATACAGTAGAGTTAGATAGGAATGACTTACAGTCTACTGGACTGAATGAGAACACTGTATTTTTGAATAGGATTATGCCGCCTGTGCTGAACAGATCAGTTGCTCCTACTATATTCAAAATGGTAGATTGGTTTGGCTTTGCTGGCCGTGTGCTGATTAAAATTCATATGCAGCAACCGGGGCAAGTATTCCCTTTTCACTTTGACGATTTGACTACTAACCGAAACAACAATGGTAGCAAACATCTAATGGATGAGAATCCAGAACGATGGGCACGTGTAGAAGTGCAACTTAAAGATTGGGAATGGGGACACGTTTGGGGTGTAGGCAATACATACTGGAAGCAATGGCGTGCTGGAGAAATTATGTTCCACCCTTGGCATAACTTACCCCACGGTACTGCTAACTGCGGTATGAGTCCTAGAATCTGCTTGCAAATAACGGGAGAAACTACACCGGAACTAAGACAACGTCTTAACTCGTTTGTAGGTGACATATCTATATAGTCAACGCTTGTACAAAGTCTTGTTGATTTTTATATCTTCTATCCTTCGCTTTAAGAAGTCAGGGTAATTAGAATCCGAATTCGGATCTCGCTTAAAGTCTATTATAAAAGATACTCGTGTGCTAGTACCTGAATGTAGTACTTCGTGCTCTTCGGTGTCGTCAAATATAAACAGGCTACCTTCGTCCCACGTTAACTTTACCTCTCCTACTCGCAAGTACGCATCTTGCTTAGGGGTTAAGCCTACGTGGCATCTTAAGACATTTGTGCTATATCCTCGGTGAGGCTTGATATGAGTACCGGGCTCGATTAAACTGTACATTGCTGTTTCTAAACCTGGTACAGATTTTAATAAATCGAGCGTTTGTGTGAAGTGGGCAGCAACTTCAGTGTTCGGCATTCCGAACCTATATATAGAAAACGGGATCCAAACACCGTCGTATATTTTCTCTACAAAATTTATTAAAGGATTATATGCAAAACTAACAATTAGATTTTTATTAAAGAAACTACTATCTTTTATAGTTATTATTGTTTGCTTTTTTTCGACTATCATTGATTTGTTTGATTTAGTTAGAACAGTACCGCGATCAATTATGTCATTACAAGAAAAATCAATCTCTGTGCCATTAATAGATTTTACTATAATAGATTCGTGTATAACTTCAGATTTAAAAATAAATTGTCCAGAAGAATCTAATTCAATGGTCCTTGTAATTTTGTTCCCGCCAGATGTTTCTTTAACATAAGAGCAAAAATCTTCGTACTCTTTTTTAATTATTTGCCAATTATCTTGTAAATTAGCTGCCCACGGGTGCTCGGCAGGATCTATTATGTATGGATATGATTTCATCTTTTTAGTACCAGGCTTATACATCTTCCGTTGAATGCAAAGCTATTTTTCATAACTGTATTTACAGTCATTATCTTATTAGTTAGCAAAATGTCTACGTCTGCATTACAGGGATCGACACAATTCTTATTAGCAGGTACTATTCCATACTTCATCGAAAGAAGAGAATACGCTGTTTCTAATAGCCCGCTAGCTGCAAACGTATGGCCTATTGCTCCTTTGTTGCTACTGACAGGTATATTTCTTGAGAATATTTCATATATAGAGGCCGCCTCAATGTCATCACCTATAGGGGTAGATGTTCCGTGAGCATTAACGTAATCAATCGAATCTGCAGATATATCTGCTGCTGCCAAAGCCTGTCGCATTGCAGTCTTAGATCCTAGTCCATCTTTGTTTGGGCTAGTACTATCTTCATTTTCTTTAAAATTTCCAAACCCTGCAAGCTCTGCATACACAGTTGCTCCTCTGGCAACGGCTTTGCTTTTACGTTCTAAAACAAGAGCACAAGCGCCGTCGCCTACAACAAACCCGTTTCTAGTTTTATCAAATGGGCGTGAACAATTATCAGCATCGTCTGTGCTCAATGCCTGAATCAAGTTAAAAAAGTACCTGAAACTCCTATCGCTTGCCATATCAACACCACCTACTAGTGCAGACTCTACAGTGGGATCCGAATCAAGTAGGCATTTAGCTATATAAAGTGCAGATAGCCCGCTAGCACAAGCAGCACCTGTATGAAAATTAGGTCCAGTTAATTCAAATTCGCTAGCAACAAATCCAGCCATCCATTGGCTAGTTGCCCATAATTGTTTAAAAGGGTTTAAGTTTTGTACACCGGAATCCATTGATCCGGCAACATATCTAAACGCTTCTCTGCTATCTGCAATACTAGTGTAGATACAAGCTGAATTTGTTCCTTTGATTTCTAGTCGACTATCTTTAATAGCATTATGTGCTACGTGGTAGGCGGCGGCCATAGCAGGCGGAATTGTTCTTAAAATTCTAGGATGTAGTTCAGTTAAGTCTAAATTGTTCATATACGGCTTAACTGTAAATGCACGTTTAACTTTAACGTTAGTGTACTTTTCTTCGTCTACCTGATTAACTGGCGGTATAGTTGCGTGTAATAAATTATTCCAGCACATATCAGGAGTATAGCCGTTTGCATCTAACATACCGATGCCAGTAATAACAATAGGATCTTTTAACATATACACATTATATAGTCAAAAAAATAGCACAGTCAATTGCTGTGCTATTTTGTGTGCAAGTTACTGATTAAGCAGCAAACTTAGATGCACGGCTACCTTCTTGGTCACGAGCAGAAATGCTATAAGCACTGCGACCTTCTGTATTGACAGCACGGTTAACCTTTAGACCTGCTTGGCGCATCTCGGTCATACGAGCACGGATATTCTTAATACCGAATGTAGCTTCAGCTTGAGCTGCGCTTAGTGCCTTGCCAGTACCGCGGAGGTATTGCTCTAGGAACTGGTTTTGTGTGGTCTTTAGTGTAACGAATGACATAATTTCAATCCTTTAATTAAATTAAGAAATAACAGTAGTTGTCATCTCATACTCTAATTGTATTATGTCACTGCAAGTTTTGCAAGTGTTAATTCAACCAATCAATTCTTTTGGTTAATAAACTTGTTTAGGTGAACGGCTTCGGTAATGATATCTTGCATTGTGTACTTTTCTGGATATTCTATCGAGCCAGTTTTGTGCGCTTCCCATTCCAAACGTGCTTTCTCACATTCTGCGTGGTAACGCTGGGCAAGTACTTCTTTTGCCATTCTTAATAGTTCTAGTCTAATTTCGTATCCGTTGCTCATATAAATCCTCAGACGCTTTGCTTCTCGTCTAAGATATTTATCCAATCCAATACAAAAATGCAATAAAGGTACTACCGAGAGATAGTACCTTTATGTATTATTCCTGGTAAATTAATTACCGTCGTTCTTTACAAAGTACAGATCTTTATCGCCGTATTCAATTGACAATTTTTCCTTTAACTCGTCTTTAGTAATACCTTGGGTGACAAATTCTTTTGTAAGGTAATCGTATACTAGCAGCATCTTACCTGAACTAGAATTAACCTCTTCGATATAGAAATAGCGAGACTTGTTAAGTACATAGTCTTGCACCTTTTCTGCTTCTTTAGCAGCTAGGTCTTTGGCTCTGTTGATAATAAAGTGACTTACTATCTTAGTAGCTATGTATCCTGCTGCATATGCCATAAAGAAAGTAACAATAATATCGCTTAGTTCCATATCATTCACCTGTAATCAATGTGTAAAGTTGTTTCCAATTATCTACGGTTGATATTGCAAAAGGTCCTGTATCGTGTCCTTGGTTATAATCGTGTCTAATTAGAACAGAATTTAGACCCATTTGCTTGCCTATTTGTGCATTTCGAGGATGATCTTCTATCCAATACATACCAGATTGTGCATACTTCCTTAGTTCGTGTTCCTTGTGTTCGCCTATGTTTAAGCAAACAATGGAATCGAAAATGTCACCAAAGGTAGATACTAGCAGTTGTTCTCGCAGTTTAATTGCATAAGGATCTGTACCAAAGCTAGTTATCACGTTAAATCGATACCCGTGTTCTTGGTTAAGGCGCTTTACATAATAAACACTATCGCGCAATGGCTTTAAAAAACCACAAGCAGCACTTTCGTTATACTCGTGAATTAGATCCATTGCAAGGTCCTCTGCAATATCGTAACGAATACTTACACGAAAATGTCCGTAGCCGTTAGGGTTAAACTTGTGGCCTCGGCGTAGCATCCATTGCTCAAAGCCAGCTTCCCAGTCTAGCAGGACGCCGTCGACATCAGTTAGAATTGTTTGCATACTGTGCCTTAAAGGATTCTGGATCTTCTTTGTAACGAGCAATCATTTCCTCTAGGGCAGTTTCTACAAACTGATTAAACGTCATATCACGTTCGTGAGCTGCTCGCATAAACAGTAGCAAGTCCTCATCAGTGAAATCTAGCTCAATTGATACTCGAGGATCGAAATCCTGTCCATTCATAATTGCATTAGCTTTTTCTAGCATATCTGCTAGCTGGTCTGTGTCATTCCACGTCACATCGTCCCAGGCTTGCTTGTGGTCAACCCCGCGATCTTCTGCTTCCCCGACGTACAGATCCTTAAATTCCGGGTTAAGCCAACGGTATGCTGTTGTGCCTGCGGCATCATCTTTTGCATTTACTTCTACACAGTAGACAGTTTGGTCTACTGTAGAGTAAACGCAACTACCGTGAGCAAAATCGCTTTCGAAATCAAGGAACCGTGCATCGGGCCAACAGCCCCACATATGTTCGCTGCCGCCAGAAATTTTATAATCAAACGCTTCTAATACTTGCTTAAACATTTTTGTCACCTTTTGTTTCTACATCAAACGGACGCAGTAGCACACTTAGTCTATCTGCACAATTTCTAATATCGTCGGTTAATTTACCTGTCCCTACGTGCTCGCTGACGTGATGTGCAACCGTATGCAGTTGCATAACACAATCTTCAAGAATTTCCGCCGGGGTTAGTTTTCTCATAATGTTCTAAAATAGGTTTAATATCGTTATCAAAAATTTGTGCCATTTGGTTCCAAAGTGCCGTACGCTCGCTTTGTGTCATACCCGACTCGAGTGGAAAAGTATAACCCCCGGGGTCTGCTTCTTTTACCAGTCCGTAGTCGTGTCTGTAAGTATAACACATACTAGTGATAATTTCTTCACGAGTCTTCATCTATTTCGCCCATTCCGCAATGATAATCGTCACAGTCGTCTCCGGGATCCATTGGCTTTTTGTGTAGTGTACAGTACCCATCGCCAGTATATCGACCTTGATCGTCACCGTTAAATTGGTAATGTAAGCAATGGTCGCAACAAGTGAAACGTTCGTCGCACTTAGGGCACAGGACTTTTACCATTGGTCTACCCCAACTAGTTCTGCTTTAAACGTACCTGACTTGCCGAACTGAGTTTGCGGGTACTCGACTTCTAGTGTGTATCCAATTCCGGCACAATTTGTTTTGTGAACTGTAAAGTGCTGAACTCCTGCTTCCTTAACAAATTTAAGCAGTTCTTCCACATCCGCCACACTTAAATTGATTGTCTGGGTATCTTCGTTCATTCTTCAACTCCGAAATGTTGTTTGATCCTACCAGCAATAATCATACCAGGACCACTCATTTTTGGTGCGTCATATTCACAGGCAATGTGTAGACATTGCCTAATCACTCGCTCGGCAATGTCATAGTGTTCGCTTTCGGGAATAATACCCATACTCATAATAAGTTCTCGGATTTTAGGATTTGGTGTCATTATGCTTCCTTAAACAACGGATTACTGGGAGTCAAATACCCAACAAACTCCAAGTTGGAGGGAAATGTGTCCAATGATCCTTTGTGTCGCATAATGCTAATGGTATGTGGTTCAGGGCGTTCCAATCCGTAGAAAAACATTTCTGTAGCACCACCATCGATCTGATTCTTAAAGATTTCTTGTATGTTCAATTGTTTACTCCCAGCAAGTCCTTGATTAGTTGTTTCTTTTGTTCATCGGTCATACCCATTTGGACAACAATCTGTTCCAATAACTCCGCCCCGATTGTGTAGATAATGTCTTTACGAATGTCCTCTTTCATTAGAGTTAGTTCGTATAAGGTCATTCGTGGGATTTCTACATCTACTACTACACTTGGTTCGAATGTAGTCGGGTCTGTGATTTTGCGTAGATTATAAACTTTCATTCTTCAAATACCTTATCTGATAACAAGTGATTTAATACTGCCCATTCCGGACCTTCAGCACTTTTCAACTCACAAAACGCTGAACTGGCTTTTAGAATCAAAACAATATCCTCTACTGTTTTAACTTTATCTAAATCAACTACACGATATCGTGTTTTTGCTACAGCGGCTTTTTGCCTACCTTCCATCACTGCTTTAACTAAATCTGGAACTATCATTCTTCGATTCCGAAATGTTCTTTAATCTCTTGGATACATTGTTCTCCACCATTCAACCAAGTATCCACCGATTCGGGGACAGGATCACTGATAACTTGCTCACAACAACCGATACATTCTCTCACAATCAACTCGGCGAACTTTTTAACCCATTCTGGATTTGCTTGGCTATATCCTGGTCCAGCAGCCTGAACCAATTTGAGTAGTTGCGGTGATAAAATTCGTTCAGTCATTTTCTAGTTCTTCCAATTCTTCTTCGCTTAGGTTTTCTGCATCGTATTCAGCCTTTTCACGATCGAGTGCGGCCACAATAGTTTTGCACAGGAAACGATGAGCGTCTGCATCGTTGTCTTGGCTACCTTCGTGGCCGCCAGGAATCCAAGTCTTGCGAGTACTGTGCATAAACGAGTCGATAAACACACCCTTGAGGTAGTCTGTTAGTAATTCAATTAGTTTAGCATCTTCATTTTCTGCAAGCATCTCACCTGCAATTAGTTTAACATCGACAAGACGGCTATAACGATAAGCATCGCCTTGTAGGTATCGTGCGGCTTTATTGACACTCCGATAATGATGTAGGCGCTCAAAACTCAATGTGCGAGCAATAAACTGTTGTCGTCGTTCTGCAGGAATGTCTTTAAGGAATGGCAATAGTTCTTCATCAGGGTTACGCATAAGGTCAAGTAGTGCAGGTAGGTCTGCAATAATCTCTTTAAACCCGTAGCTGATATAATTGTTGCCCCAGCCGTGCGTACCCTTGCCATCGCCTACATACTCTTCAACCTTATAGTTGTCTAGAATATCGTCTACTACATCCTTGCGGAACATTGTGAACTGTAGTTTAGTGCCGCGTACACTTAGGCGGTCTTCGTGCACAGCCTCAAAAAACAAAGCCTCATCTAGATCCTTCTTCTTAACCGCAATGTCGTGATACTCGTTATCACCTACATCAAGCTCGTCAAGGTCTTCTCGAATAGCACTAAGGATTAGATTAAGTGCAACACCCGAACTATTCTCGCCGCCACCGTAATCGTTATACTCGCTAGTAAATGGAAGTAGCAGAGGTCGATATAGACTAGTAGTGTAGCAATGACTGTCGTCACGCTTGTCCTCAAGGACAAACACATACACAGGAGAACCAGCAGTAATGTGCAGGCTAGTTAGTCCGCAAGTTTTGTTCCAGCAACCCATATTATACCTTACTTGTAATCTGCTCGACGCAGGAATTTAACAGGACGATTAATGTAAACGCCAGAGTGTAACTCACGTTTACACAACCACCACGCACTATGATTCAAACTCATCCCGCCCGGAATGTAGTTCACGACAAATTCTGTCATTTCCATTTTATTACCAGTTGTTACGGTCGTTAAGCCCAAGAGCGTGTTTTTCTTCGTCGCTCAACTTTGCAAATGCTTGGCGACGCAGATTACTCAGTCGTTCTGCTTCTGCACGTTCTTCTGCCTTGCTTTGCAATTCCCATTCGAGGTTTTCGAGGAAGGATTGCGAAGTAGGATTGTGTGCTACTGCAAACACATATTCATCGCGAGAATCACGGTCACGGAGGTTGAACATTCCGTCGCGAACTTGCAGTTCAAAATTGTTCTTAGTAGTTGCTTCTTCTAACGCTTGCATCAAACGAGTAGGATATGCAGCCTGTTTTTCTGCAAATTGGCGGGCAAGGAAAGCATCGCGTTCTGCTTGCAATTCTGCCTTAGTCTTACGTGCCATTTTCTACTCCGTTTTGTTTACAATACAAGTATTATAGCGCCAATTGAATTTTAGGTCAATTTGAGCACTCGTTTTTCTTCTGGCGTTAGTTTGGCAAGGGCTGATTTACGAAGCGCCTTTGCTTCTTCTGCCTGACGTTTAGCTTCCATTGCCTTAGCATCATCAATCTTGTGCTGAGTCCACCAGGCATTAGTTTCTTTGTTTTTTAGTACTTTGTTATTAGGATCGATTCGCTCGAGTTCTGCTAGTGCACGGCAGGCAATGCGAGCAAGTTTATCACGCAATTCCTTGCCGGTATCACGGGCAGGTGTGTAGTCCGGTTCATAGCTCATACAGGGCATAATCTTCTCCTTTGTGTAATTACTGTTAAACTTTGCGCCAGAGCTGGAACTCTACACGGAACAAAGTGATAGCAAAACCACGTACTTCAGTATTAGTTGGCTTACGAACGCCAAACCACTTAGCCCCCTTGACCACATCAAAGCCTACATCGGCAAAATCTAGAGCAAAGGAACCGGCAATCAAAACAACCATCAAGAGCCAAAAAACAGTAGCAAAGATTACTACTTGGCAGTCCTCGCGTGGCGTGCGAACAGCGGCAATAGCTTGCAGAACAAAAATGACTGCTACGTAACCAATTGCATATTCCATCTTCAACTCCTGTTTGTTGCTGTCTATGTATGTATTATAGCAGTTTTGGATTTATTGAGCAAGTTGTTCTGTAGTACTTTTGTAGTTAATTAGGAATTCTACCATTTGGGCAAAGTTGCGCTCTGCTTGCTGGTCACGCTGTAGCCATTCTTGCTCAGTTGCTTCGAGGATAGAGGCTGCATAGTTCATTGTAAAACTCCTGTTTTAAGATTAAGCGACTTTGCGCTGGGGGAAAGAAATAACGTTTTGGGCCGGAAAGTTGGAGCGATCCAGGGCGAAACATACTGCAACTTCGTAAACATCGAATGTTGCATAGTACGTATTGTTACGATACACAGTATAACACTTTTCGTTTACTTTGTAAACTTCTGCATTAGTGATGCAGCTTTTGATGAGCAGTTTATTCATTGCAGTGTCCTTTGCGCTGTAACTGTAGTTATTATACAGTCACTTCTTGCTCAAAAGACACTTTGATAGAAAAAAATTAGTGTTGTTTTTTCGCCGCAATGTAGGCGTTGTTTTCTACCCACTGTAAGGATTTTGTAAGGAATCCCCACTCTCGTTGCTGTTTACCGGGCATAAACAATGTCCAACATTCTACGCCAGGGTCTACTTCGATGCGGTGGAAACTTGTAGCACTGCAAGTCCTAAAGTGCCCGGGGCCACGCCACTTTTGCATCTCGCCAATCTTCTTGCCCTTGCTGTCAAACATTGGCACCCATTCCCAATAGCCACCCTTTAATACTAAAGTAGCATACGGCCAAGGATGGTCGTGGAGATCGTCGGGGTCTGACTTTAAAAACTTATGCAAGAACACATTGAACGGAAAATGCTTTCTATCTTTAAGGAATAGATAGTAGCGTTCCAGGTAAGGTTCGTTGCTTTCCCGGTCTAAAATGATGCGTTTTCGACCTAGTTTCTCGAGGATTTTTGCAATAAAATGGATCATAAGTGCTCCTTATGATCCTAGTGTAGCATACTGCTAATTAAATGTCAAATTAGCGTTTAGGTCTAAACACCCTAATTCCGCCTTTACTTAGGTCGTAACCACTAGGCCAACTAATAGTTACATCACCATCGCTAGGGTTATTGTTTTTACCACTGCTAGGAGTTTGGTTACCTCCGCAAAACGTAACCTTATTTCCTTGCCTAGTATAGATAAAGTTAACGTGACTGAATGGCCATAATACCACATCACCTGGCTGTGCATCTTTTGGATTTACTTCTGTGTTGATTAGGCTAGCTGTTTGCCTTGCACCTGCACATTGGTAATATTTGTATCCAGAGTTTTTAAGAGCAAAGTTAACAAAACCTGCACACCAGGCAGTTTGATCAGTATTCCAGCAAGCACCGGGACCGATGCCTAGATTCTTCCAAATACCTGTAATGTTTGGATTGCTAGGTCTTCCGCCCTGACCGCTTTCACGCCACATACCCCTTTTAGCTTCTTCAAGGATTTTATTAAGGAAGGGAATAATGTCTCCTGCTGCTGCCTCGGAACTAGGTGGAAGTTCTTTTGCGTCAGTTGCATCTTCAGGAGGTGGATTATAGTTACCTTTAACACCTGCTTCACTTGCTGCTGCATTTTGAAATGCGCCCGGATTGGCTAAGTAATTATCTGTAGATGCGTTGGCTTCTGCTTGTTTAACAGGATCAATAGTTACTGCTGGGTCTGCAGAAATACTAGAAAACGCAGAGCTTGCTCCGGGCTCTTCCCATAGCGCAACTAATTTGTTATTAGCATATACGTTGGTACTATGGAAAACATCCTTAACTTCCGGTAAGCCGGAATCGCCTTGACTAGTTGATCCTGTTACGTATGGCATAATTAAGCAGGCATTGCAATACCGGTAGTAGCTTGCATATACTGGCTACCGACCTGGCTGTTAGTTGTGCCAATCGCTAGCACGTGTTGTAGTTTAATCTTAATGCTGTTTTGCACATCGCTGGTTAGCATAAAGGGTGTTAGGGCAGGTCCCTGTGGGCCCATACCTAGACTAACCGGTTTACTAATGTTTAGGTAGTCTGCTGTTTCGTCTTCTAAACGTGCAACAACTTCCTCTCCTGATACTAGCTTTAGGCTGATGATATCGCCTACTTTGTAAGGTACTGTAATTAACATATGTGTCTCTCTGTAAAATGTTTAAGCAGGATGTTTAGCTGTCCACGCTTTTAGTTGTTCAAATCCGCCTATGCACTCGTCGTCAATAAAGATCTGAGGAACAGTGCGAGGAGTTTGACCAATCCTCTGTGTTAGTTCTGCAATCATTGCATCCCTATTGTCTGCACCGATATAGTGCTCTGTGTAGTCCCAATTTCTAGCCTTGAATAAATTCTTAGCTTGTACGCAAAAAGGGCAAGCGTCTTTAGTGTAAATTTCTATCTTCATATCTTATAGTGCAGGTAGTGCATCGTAGTCGATGCTGTCGCCCATAACACCAATTACATAGTTTGTTGATTCATTTTCCTGCAATGCTGTTTGCTTCTTGCTAGGATCGCTGTGTTTGTTAAACCAAGGAATAGGATTACTCTTAGGAGCAGGTAGAGTGTATTTAATGCCAATGTCTGCGAGAGCAGCTTTAGCAGTGTAATCTACGAACTCTTTAAGAATAGGAGCGTTCAAGCCGATAACAGGTCCTTTGATGAACAAGTAATCTGCCCATTCCTTTTCTTCACGGATAACATCTAAGTATAACTGATATACTTCTGCTTCGCACTCTATTTTTGCTCGAGCAAAGCGTGGATCTTCCTTAACAACTTGATTGATTAAGAATGCAGTCCAGTCTTTGTGCAATAATTCATCTTGTAGGATTAGACCGATAATGTTGCCGTTACCAATAAAGATTTTGTTCTCTACCATTGCAAGGCTAGTAGCAAATGACACCATAAAGCGGAAGGCTTCTAGTGCGTAGCTAGCATTTAGCGCAAGCCAAATTGCCTTGATATGTTGTGGTTCTAGAACTTCTAAGCCGATTTCTTTTTGGCAGTTGATAACGTGTAGTGCATCGTAGTAACTACCTACACTACTTGCCATTTCAACGATAGGCTTAGTGTCGTGGATAGTATTGAATACTTCCTTAGGCACGTTGTAGATGTTACGGATGATGTGACTGTAACTGCGGCTGTGGATGTTTGTTTCAAAGAAACTCCAGTTATACATCAGAGCTTCTAGTTCAGGCAAACTTACTACTGGCGTGAATACTTGTGCAGGGCCGCGACCTTGTAAACTATCAAGTGCAGTTTGACGAAGTAAGTTACTAGTGAAGATATGTTTAACTGCATCGCTTGCGTCCTTAAAATCGCCTGCGTCTTTAGTTAAGCTGACTTCTTCAGGAACCCAAAAGAAGCCACGTGCAGTTTGTTCAATCTTTTGAATCTTAGGATATTTAACTTCTTCGAATCTCTGGATAGTAACTGGACCTTCTGGGTCCAGGAACATCTTTCGGCTCAAGTAATCTGTTTTTGTAGTTAAATTATATTGTTGTTTACTCATAGTCTAGTATTATACTTATAGCTTGCAAGATTCGCAATCGTCTCCGTAGTCTTCCTCGACTGCTTGGATAAACACAGGTGCTTCTTCTTCTTGTTGCGCCTTAGACCCTGACTTGTTAATCAAACTGTAGTAGAAGGTCTTAATGCCCCAATGGTGTGCTAACATTAAGTTCTTAGCAATTAGAGTAGCAGGAACTTTTCTGTCAATGAAGTGAGCAGGATTATAGAATGTGTTGGTGCTGATACTTTGATCCGTATAGGCAGAGATAACTGCCGCAGTCTTTA